TTTGACCATCTGTTCCCTCCGAATCAGACGGTCAAAGAATCACGCCTCGCAACCCGAAAACAACCCATTCCGATCTTTAGTCCCCGCCACCGCAACCTTTCGATTCAATCAGCTATGGAAGCGGTATAAGACCGCTCCGGCACCGTCACCGCCGGCAGGTTCACGCGGGCGGCGAACACTAAACATAAACCATTCGGTCTGCCAGACTCCGACGCTTTTGCTATCCCGCCAAACTATTCAGACAGTGGTTTGTATTTTCCCATTCGCCAGAGACCAAGTATCGTAGACCCCTCAGCCGCCTCGTGCCGAGAATCCACACCGCTGATAGCTTGCAAGGCCGCGATCGCCTTATCGGTAGCAATGTCCAGGCAGTACATACCCGCCTTCTCTCGTACTGTGACGAGCGGATGATCGAGCAGAGGCACCAGCGTCGCGAGCTCACCGCGCGCGTTCAATTCCTTTGCGACGGCGTAGGGTTCGCCTGACACTTTATTATAAGCTTTCATGCTAGGTCCGCCGCCCTGCTCGTCGGTGAGAAAGCGTGTCGAACCGTAGCAACGCTCGCATGCGTCAACGAATCGATCCACCAATTGCGGCACTGTCATTTCGTCAGGTCTGGGGCGTTTGGGCACACCACGCAAGATGCGATCCCGCCACGCCAATACCTCACGCGCGCTGACATTATAGGAAAGGCCCGTTAGCGTTGCCGTCGCCGAATCCGGGTCAACGGAAAGAAACTGCGCACCAGCCCAGCCCCGAACGTCCGGATGTTGGTCATCAAAAAGGCGCCGCAGCTTTGCAATAGGTTCTCGCCGCCGCAATTCAGCGCCAAGTGCCTGCATCTCCTGCACGCGCGCTTCGCTGTGTCCGGCGTGTAACGCAAGCGCAGCTTGTAACAAGCTCTCCTTATCCAGTCGAGATTTCAGCCCAAACACGCTACCGGTAATTTTGGCTGCATCAATGAACTTTTGTATGAGTTCATCGGTGCTCATTTTTGCATAATCAACAGCGCTCATTTGAGGATTCCACACTTACGCAAAATTCTCAGGCCTTCCTCACGCTGCTGCTGGAAATCCATTTAGCGGCCAAGGGGGCGAGCGCTGCAGCGTGAACAAAAGCGTGCACTCAGCGCCCCCGTGCTATCTAAGAACATAACAAGAACAATCGGTCAAGCCTACATTATTATGCGCTGGATGATCGGAGTGTGCCGCTTCTCACTCCATCGCCTCCACCACTGCCTCGCTCAACCCCTCGCGGATCTCATCCGCCATCTCCGCGAGCGAGGATCGCAAGTAGGACCGCTCCGGCATCGTCACCGCCGGCAGGTTGACGCGCGCGGCGAACGCCTGCTCGCCTCGGATTGCAAAGGCGAGTGCCTTGACCTTCGCGTCAAACCCTGACGTCCTTTAGATCGTCCGGAAAGGCGCAATACTGCCCCTTACGCCACAGATCGAGCGTCCAGGAGGCGGACGAAGACTCGGGTAATTCCTTTGTTGCAGCGACCTTTTCTAAGGTCGCGATCGCCCGTTCTGTGGCGACAGGAAGGCAATAGCGTGCGGCCCTTTGTCGGACCGTTATGAGCGGGTGTTTGAACAGCGGCACCAGGGCGCGAAGCTCGCCGCGCCGGTTGAGCTCCTTTGCGGCAGCATAGATGTCGCCGGCGACTTTGTTATGAGCCTTCATGCTAGGTCCGCCGCCCTGCTCGTCGGTGAGAAAGCGTGTCGAACCGTAGCAACGCTCGCATGCGTCAACGAATCGATCCACCAATTGCGGCACTGTCATTTCGTCCAATCTCGGGCGCTTGGGCGCCCTACGTAAGATACGATCACGCCAAGCCAGCACTTCCCGTGTGCTGAGATTGTAGCAGAGGCCCGTGAACGTTGCGGTCGCCCAGTCTGGATCAACCGAAAGAAATTGCGGCCCAGCCCAGCCGCGAACGTCTGGATCGTCGTCCTCGAAGAGCTGCCGCAGCTTTTCGATCGGTCTCCGTCTTCCAAGCTCGGCGCCGAGCGCCTGCATCTCCGGCACCAGCGTCCGGCGCTGCGGATTGAGAAGTTTGGATTTATCCTCACTGAAAATGGTGCCGGCACGCTTTGCTGTTTCCGCGAAGCTTCGCAGAAGCTCGTCAGTGGTCATCCTCGCGAAATTGACCGTGCTCATTTGAGCACTCCGCACTTGCGTAGAATCTTCAGACCTTCTTCATATTGGTTGTCAAAATCCATATTGTTGACGATTTCTCTTACCAGCGGTGTTCCAGAACCGTCGGAATTTTCGCTGTACTCGGCGTTGACGCATTCATGTTGCAGCCGCGGCAGCCAGACGATATTACTCGGGTCATTGATAAGTTCGCTTCCGAATTTTTCGAAGCTGTCCTTCGCCAGATTATCCGGATTTTGATTCACTATGTGATGCTGCTCGTAACCGAGATTATCTTCCGTCGGCTCTTGTTGCAGCTCTTCCAGCGTCTTGGGCGGCTCAAAAGCCGATTTCAGTTGCGCGATCAGTCGGTCTTCGCCTTGATTAAGTTCGACCGGAGTGAACCCAGCAAGAAATCCTTCAATCCAGGGGACCAACCTAAGCCCCTGGACTAGAACTTCCCCCGCGTTTCTTTCCACCAAGCCCAGAGCCGATCTTACAGCAGCGCGAGCCGCCTCGTTGACATACGGAAGGGGCCAGCCAGCCCGAGGCTTGACGCTTGGAACCGAAGTCGGTTTCGGCACCGGCGCGAACCGGCCGGGATTTGGCTTTGTGCCGGTGCGAGGATGCTTTGCTGGGTCCCAACTAGCCTTCAGCAATCCGCTGCGGCAGAGCTCCGCGGCGCGACGGATGATCTCATCGTCCGATTCCGCTGCCTTTGCCAGCGGCGGCGGGTCGGGAAATTGCATCTGCACGGTCGCGATGGCTACCATTGCGAGGTCGCCGCGATTGAGTGCAATCGCAATCAATGCCAATGCGCCAGCCTTCGCCATAAGATCTACAGGGAGCCGATAACGAGCGGATAGCTCGTCGTTAAGCTTGGCTGCAGGCCGAACAGTCCAAGCACCTTTCGCCCCCGGCGTCGGCTCGCACCAGCAGCGGAACATTACCAACGAAAACCCCATCCGGGCCGCAACAAATGCCGCCGCTAGCTCGATCGGCCGACACTGAAAACGCACGCAATCCCGGCAGCGCAAGCATTGCGGTCAAGCTCCGTCGTCATGAGAACATAACAGGAACATTTGGTCAAGCTGACATTATTAGTAGTAGTCGCGGGATGATGGGAGTTGGGCCGATCATTACCTCATCGCCTCCACCACCGCCTCGGCCAGCTCCTCCCTTATCGCATCCGCCATCTCGGCGAGTGAGGAGCGCATATACGACCGCTCCGGCATCGCCACCGCCGGCAGATTGACCCGCGCGGCGAACACCTGCTTGCCGCCGATCGCGAAGGCGAGCGCCTTGGCTTTATCCGGCACGATCTCGTGCGGCGGGATGGTGCCGCCGAACTCGTGGATCGCGGCGTATTTCACGTCGCCGGAGGTGGCGATGCTCACGGAAACGTTGGCGGACGAGTCCTCGATCGTGGCGATGATCGAGCCGGCGAGCGCGCCGGTGCGCGCATTGAGCACCGTACCGGCAAGCTTTTGCTGAATCCTTGCTTCGAGCTCGGCCGCAAGCGCGTTCGCTTTTTCCGACAGCGCGTCGCGCACCCGATCGGGCATGTTCGCAAACGCCGCGGACGCGCCGTCGCGTAGAGCGAGCGCCAGCATCAGACCCCCACCACGCTGCGGTAAGGATCCAGCGAGGCGCGCACGAAATCCGGCATGTCCTTGAGGCTGTACGAGGCGGTCTGCTGGCCCTGCACGGTCTGCGCGCTCTGCCCGATGCGGGTGCGGTAGCGGTAGCGCTCGGCCACCCACTCGATGCAGCTATTGTTGATCGCGGCGGGGATAAAGCCGTAGGAGATGAGTACGGCGGCGCCAGCGTCGGCCGCGGCGAAGCTATAGACGCCGCTCGATACATTATATTGGCCGGCGCCGGGGCTGCCGGTCACTGCCGCCAGCGCCGTGCCGTTATTATAAGTGACGCCGCCGTTGCTCGCCCACGGACCGAACGGTGCGGCCGCCGTCACCGTGTAAGGACCGGGCGCTACGGGCACGCTCGCGTTCTCGTTCTCGACCGCGTAGCCGGCGTTATAGCTGACGACGACGTTCTGCCGGCCCTTGCGGAAGAATATGTGGAACAGATCGAGCGCTTGCGGCCGCCCTGGCGGCAGGCCGTCCCAAGCTTCGAGCAGATAGCCCTTCGTGAACGGCGCGCCGGCGGCCGGCGTGAGCGCCGCCGGCACGGCCACATTGTCGATGGCGAGCGAAATCATTTGCAGCACCGGATAGTGCCGCAAAAAAACGCGCGCCTTGCCGTTGCCGTCCATGCGCTCGACGAACGGCCGCGGCGTCAGCGACGGCCGGCCGAGATAGGCCGTGATCGCGCCGCTCACGTCGGTGATGAGGCGCGCAATGAGCGTGTCATCGGACGAGCCGATGCCGCTCGAACCTGAGAGCCAGGTTTTCACGTCGGCAAGCGTGGCGAGATCGGACGCAGCCATGTTGTTTGATCCTTAAGCTCAGGCCTTGCGCGCCGGCTTGCCCCGCCGCGCGGCGGGCGCGGCTTTGACCTTCTCGGTCGCGCCGGCCTCGACCTCCACGAAGCCGAAGCACTCGATCAGCAGCGCGCCGATCTCGGGCTCGACCTCATAGACGCCGTCGCGCGGCTGCACGGTCACGCCCGCGACGCACGGATTGCCGACGCCTTGCGGCGCTTTCAGCTTCATGGAATGCCTCGTGATTTTCTGGATACAGCTATTCGGCCGCTGTAGGAGCGGATGGGCCTAATATTTGTGGAACGCAGCCGGCAGATCAGGCATACCGTAAGCAGTTTTTGCGCTGGAGGAAGCACCATGGCAATCGAGGATAATCTTGATCAACTATACGCACTCTACGTCGCTAACAACATTCTGTGCATGCGCATGTGGGGATACGTCGCCAGTATTGGCGCAAAGGCGGAAGGCTTTAGCGAACAAGCGTGGATCGAGAAGCACCGCAAAATGTCACTCGAAAGCGCCGATCTCTGGAAGCTAGAGGGCCACCGCAACCCTAATCGTCTGCGTCAGATGATAAAGGAACAGCTTAATCAGTCGTGGAGCGCGATAATAAAGGGACCACCTTCAGGCACCCCGATACAATGACTTCTCGCTCGAATACTTCGCGGAAGAAGCGGTGTAGGTAACGGCGAAACACCCAATAGAACATGTGGAGATACTCCTATGGATGTTCAGCAAGTAGCCCGGATTGCGCCTAGCGCAATCCGGGAAACGACTGGCCGGCTTGCGCGCTGATGCGGGACCGCGCTGCGCGTTGTCTCCGGCGACAGTTGCTGTTTGTTACACAGGCGACGCGGGCAAGGCATTAAAGACGCGAACTAGCAATCAAAAGTGACGATATAGAAGTGACCGCCCATCGAGAAGTAGCCGAGAACGCGGCACTCGGCATCCGTTCTTGCGGCTCTTTTCGTCCAGCCCTCGGATTGCGTGTCCCACGGCAAGGTGATCTCGTCGCTCTCGTCATAAACAACCTCGGTCGATTTGAGTAACCAGCTCCTCCAATAGAACAGCTTGAGTCGCGGTTCATCAGACGGCAGTTTCGATATTTCTCGTAAATAAGACGGACGCATGACGTAGAAATGGATATACGAGCCCAGTTCCGCTCCGGTTCGCCAGACAAATCCGAGGTTCAATGCAGCGACGAGCGTGATCAACGGAAAGACAATGATCGACAAGAACCCCCGCCATTTCCTGGCCTGCGCTTGCACCGCGGCGTCGAAGAGCGCCGCCAGGGCCGATAAGACCCAGAGCAGCAGCACCAGCGGCGCGCCCACTATCAACAGCATCAAGGGTCCGGACCAGACCAGAACAAAGATCACCGGCCAGCCAACCGCGTTGATGATCGGCCAATAAACGATGCGGTCCGCAGTAGCCGGCAGCACAATCGACACGCCCTCACTGGCGTGGCGAGATTCGTCCGGACTGGTAAAGCTCATAGCCGATCTGCGTATCACGGACTTCGCGTGCAGACAACAATCGGAAATCTTGTGCTACATAGGCAGATTGAATCAACAACGCGAGCTGGTACGGAATGCCGGCCGCCGCCATATAGAGGCCAATCGCAGTCGTTGCATAGTCTTGATACTCGGTGACGTACTGGCCTTCGAACCGCTCAGCATCCCATGTCCCGCCCTGGCGAAATTGCGACAGTTGCTCAACCAGCAATGCCACAGCCGGGCCTGTGACCCCAGCCTGTGTCAGGCCAAAGAAGACCTGTTTCATCTGAAGCCCCGCTTGAACGAAGATTTCGGGCGACAAATCGGCGGGCCTCAGAAGCGGATTTCCCTTGCCATCCGTGACCGGCTCGCCCGCGCTGTCCACGAAGGATACCGGATGCTTCGGATTGGATGCCGGAATATCACGCGCGCGAAGTTTGTTATCCTTTGCACTTGAATTACCCGGCTTGTGCGCGGCAGCGGCTGGACCGCCGCCACTGCCGCCCGACCAGCGGCCGCTAATTTCACCGCTGCCTTTCGGCCAGCGCGGCTCATTTGGATCGTAGCCGGCCTTGGACAACTCGCGGCAGGCTTCGCGAATGGCCTCCGCGAGCAAGTCGTCATCGCGGCGGATGGCGGCAACCTCCGCTCGGCGTCGAAGCTGTTGGTCCTGTTCCTGCGCAGCCAGTGTGCGCATGGTTTTCACGATCTCCATGCGCACCGGCCAATGCTTCGGCACGGCGGTCAGGCGTCGCGAGAGTGGGAAGGTCATTCATTTCGATCCGTGTGGCGGAAATCCCTCTCCCGCTCCGGGAGAGGACGCCGAGCGAACGCGCAGCGTGAGCGAGGCGGGCGAGGGCCGGGCCGGGCGGCACTTCGTTGTGCGAGAACATAGCCCTCACCCGGCCGCGCGCTGTACGCGCGGCCGACCTCTCCCGGAACGGGAGAGGGGAAGCGTCATCACCCCGCGGCGATGTTTGAGATCACCGCCATGGACGGCGGGAAATAGTGCTGCAGCACCTCGTCGGCATAGACGCCGCTTTCGTAGCGGCGCGCGCGCGGCGGCCACTCGATCTGATAATAATCCTGGCGGGTGCGGATCTGCATGACGTTGCCGATGTTCGACAGCGGATAGGGCAAGGTGCGCGAAGTCATCAGCACGGTGCCCGCGGGCATGTTGGGATGCACGCGGATGTCGATTGTCTTCGGGCCGGCCATGGAGAACTTGTTGAGGTAGGTGCGCACCATGACGCCGCCGCCGAGCGCGCCCTGGTCGGTGTCGAACACGAAGCGTTGCGCGGCGTTGGTTCCGCCGGCGAGGATTTTTGTGGACAGATTGTTGGCGACCTGCGAGCCGACCCACATCGTGTCGGGTGAAAGCCGGTAATTGTCCCAGCGGTCCTTCAGCGCCGCGTCGATCTCGACGATGCCGCCGGCGCCGTCGCCGGTCAGCGTCGAGCCCGTTCCGGCAGTGCCGGTCGCCAGATAATCGACATAGGAATTGGAGCCCGACTTGAAGGCCTGGTAGAGGAGGCCGTCGAAAACGAGCGCGTTGGTCGAGTTGTCGCTCGAGCCCAACGAGGCCGCGGTCTGCGTGCCGGCCGCATTCGCCGTGATCACCAGCGAATTGATGGTGGTGATGGCGCCGAGCACCTCCGATCCGGCCGCGCCCCAGAACCAGGCATAGCCGAGCGCGCCGCTCACCGGCGCGACTGTCGCCGCAATCGAGCCGGTGGTGCCGGAGCTGATCGAGGCGGTGGCATTTGCCGATTTGGCCGCGGCGCCGCCGCCGAAAGTATCCGACGAGCCGTCGGCATTGCTGCGGGTGATCGCGCCCTGGATCCCGCCGGTGACGCTGCCGTTGACGACGGCGTCGAGCGAGAGCGCGACGCAGATGACGCTGAAGGGGCTGGCGGCCGCAGTGAGGCTGCCGCCGCTCGTCGAGGGCGCCAGCGACGGCGTCGGCGTCGTGCCGAGCGGCACCGAGGTGTTGCCGCCGAGAATGAGAATTTCCTCGCCGAGCATGCACGCTTCGAGTCCGATCTTGGCGCCGATCGCCTTGACGTCGTCAAAGCCCATGCCGGCATATTGGGCTTCGAAATCGACCGAGGTTTCGATGCCGATGCCCTTGTAGGCAGCGCTGTAATCCTGGGTGGCGACCGCCTGCACGCCGCCGCGGTTGCCGCCGGAGACGCCGATGCGCAGCCCGGTCGTATTGACGCCGGTCACCGCATGCCAGTTGGCCTGGATGCCGCCCTTGCCGGACACGCGCGGGGTCTCGTTGCGCAGCGGGGTGAGCAGCGGATAGAGGAATTTCGCGCCGAGCTCGAGGTCGTAATAGGTGAGCCCCGACGTCGGGGAAGTCGATTCCGAGAAAGTGCTCTTGGCGAGCGGATCGCCGGGGAGCGGATTTGAATGCGCTTTCTCGATTTCCGCAAGGAATCCGCCGGCGCTCGCGAGCGCGGCGTTATAGTCCTGAACGGTCCGGGGCATCGTCGATTTGGCCAGAACGTGCTGCAGATTCGGCTGATACATGGTGTCGTTCCCGTCTTTGGTTGGTTGTTGCTGATATTTCGTCCGTCATTCCGGGGCCGAGCGAAGCGAGGAGCCCGGAATCCATAACCACCCTCCCTGGATATGGATTCCGGACTCGCCGCCATCCAAGTCGGCTGTTGCCGACTTGGACCTGGGAGTGCCGATCTCGGGTAAACCCGAGATCGGTGGCGATCCGGAATGACAAGCTGAGAAAGCGGCTTACTCCTTGCGCGCTCTAAAACCCGGCATGGCGCGCATCGGATTCGACTGCGCCTTGCGAATGGCGAGTTCGGCGAGCGCCTCGAGCGTGCCGGGCCGATCGAGAAGCTGATCGGATGCGGCGAAGTGCGAGTCTTCACTCTTCTCCGCGACCCGCACCGAACTGGCGCCGAGCGGAAGCGGCTGATCCTCGATTTTCTTCACCCGCGCTGCCATCTCGTCGAGACGCGCCGTCACACCGTGAAGGACCTTGGCGAACGGGCGTTCGACGCGGCGTTCCAAAACTTTGGCGAATTTTTCCGCTTCGTCATCATCGGCGGCCTCGTCGCCTGTCTCGCCCGCCTGCGGGGAAAATTGCGGGTTAGGCTCGACGTGCGCACCTGGAATGCCGATGCCGGCGCAGCAATCGGGATCGAGCTCAGCCAGAAGATCGTGGATCTTTTTGATCCGCTCCTTGTCGACCTTGGAGTGGCGGGCGCCGATTTTGGCGAGCGCTTGCGCGAGCGGCGAGGTATCGTCCGGCGCGGCCTTGAATTTGCGCAGCTCCGTCGAGCCGTCCGCCTTGATCACCGCAAAGGTGGCTTCCGGCAGGCATGGATGATCGACGAGCGAGACCTCCAAAGGCTCGGCCGTGTAACGCATCAGCGCCGGCTGATCCGGGTCCGGCCAGCGTTTCAGGTAGCGTCCGCCCTGCGAGAAGCCGGTATAAACGCCCTCCTCGACCTTCTGCCACTCGGCGTCATCGACGACCTTGCCGCAGATTTCGACTTGCTTCGCCTCATCGTTGAAGGCGATCTCGACGAGCTTGCCAGCCGCGACATGGCCGTGCATGGCGCGAAGGTTGCCGAGACTCTTGCCGTCGGTCGCGCTGGCGAAGTTTTGCGACCATTTTTGATAAAACGGCTTGGTGCTGGCGTAATCGCAGACCTCGCCCATGACGTCGGGCTTCTCGGCGGTGACGACGCCATAGACCAGGCGCTTCGCCGCATCGACTTTCGTGATTGGAACGAAGATTTTCATATCCATCGCGCACTCCTCTTTTGCGTTGTCGCGGCGCATGTGTGGGCTTAGGCCAGGGCGCGGGGCGCCCTGGCCAGGAACCGATCGGGTTCGTATGAAGAATCACGAGTGGCGCGACGGACGCGCCTCGTTGGCCGATTTCAAGCATATCCGACAGGCAAAGATCGGCCATATGATCGGCCAATCCTATTGAACTACTGCGATTTATTATTTATATTCAATATTATCATATATCGAAGGATCGGCCAACATGGAGGAGGAAGAGACCCCGCAGCGGATCGAGCCGACACGGCTCGAGGAAACGCCGGAAGCAATATCCGATGTCGTCGCCGAACTCTCGGCCAAGACGGCAACGCTTGGAGCAACTCTCAATCCGCGTACCGCAGCCGATCTCGCCGATCTCGTGCGGATCATGAATTCTTACTACAGCAATCTCATCGAAGGCCATGTAACGCTGCCGACGGACATCGCCCGCGCCCTCGAAGGCAAACTCGACAAGGATCGAGAGCGCCGCAATCTGCAAATCGAGGCCGCCGCGCATGTTCGCGTGCAGGCCGAGCTCGATCGCATGGCCATAGAGGACCGGTTGCCGGAACCGGCTTCACGCGACTTTCTTCATTGGCTCCATCGCCAATTCTACAGCGAGGTGCCGAAGGAGATGCTCCTTATTCGTGGCGCCGACCATGAATTCCAGATGGAGCCGGGCGCATGGCGTTCACGCCCGGAGCAAGACGTCGCGGTCGGTCGCCACCTTCCCCCGTCGAGCGCCCGCGTTCCGGCGTTCATGCAGTATTTTGAAAGCCGCTATCGATTGAACGGGCTGGGAAAAGCGGGGCGCATCCTGGCCATCGCCGCCGCCCATCATCGCCTCAATTACATTCATCCGTTTCCGGACGGAAACGGCCGCGTCAGCCGCCTGATGAGTCACGCCATGGCGCATGTTGCCGGTATCGGCGCGCATGGGCTCTGGTCGATTTCGCGCGGGCTGGCGCGGGGTCTCAAAAGCCGTGGCGAATACAAGCAGATGATGGATCATGCGGATACGCCTCGGCAGGGTGATCTCGATGGCCGGGGCAATCTTTCGCTCCGCGCTCTCACCGATTTCACGTTGTGGTTCCTGCGAGTCTGTCTCGATCAAGTGCAATTCATGTCCGGGCTTTTCGAACTCGATACGCTCGCGCGGCGGCTTCGCAGCTGCGTTGAAAAGAGCGAAACGCTAAAGCCCGAAGCCGCACGCCTGCTTGAAGAAGCGCTCATCCGCGGAGAATTCGATCGCGGCGAAGCCTCGCGCATCACCGGCTTGCCCGAACGTACGGCACGGCGCCTCGTGAATGATGTTATTGAATCCGGATTTCTTGACTCAACGACCCCGAAAGGCCCGCTTTCGTTGCGCTTCCCCGACGCGGCGCTCGAAGTCCTTTTCCCGCGCCTCTTCCCGGAGACATAGTGGCACTCGTCGACGAGGTCCTTCACCCACTCGTTGGTGGGCTCCAGGCCCTTCCTCTTCGCTCTGCGCCGCCCCCACCCTACCCTCCCCCGCAAGCGGGGGAGGGTAGGGTGGGGGTAGTCCTGGAACTGCTTGATCTGCTCCGGCGTCCAACCGTTGGGGACGCCGATCAGCGTGTCGGGGACGGAGCCTTCGGTGAAATAATCGAGCTGCCAGAGCTGCTGCCGGCATAGGTCCGCAAAATCAAAGGAATTCTGCGTCTTCCCCCTGAAGAAAATCTCTCAGATTCTGAGATACTGGAAATCCATAGCCCTGGCCTGGTTCACTCCACATCAAGTTCCCCGATTTATGATAATCGCTTGTGTAAATCTCCGCTCCGATCATTTTGAGCGCAAATAGGAGCGATTGAACTGAATCTAACCCTTGCGCGATTCCTTTGCGCGTTCCTTCCGGCCAGTCAATTTCATATTTTGTCGCCCAAGCGCCTTCATTACGTTCCGGCAAAAAGATACGCACGGCCACATCGACGTCACTTTGCCCCTGATGTAACTTCAATGAGCGGTCCGCAATAATCATGGTTTGCCTCAGAAGCGTAACTGTGGGATCGATCGGCCGGCCAAACACGCAGCATAGCGCTCCATCGCACTGGCATAGCATAGTGGCGTGTGGACTAGATTACACTTGAAGATGTCGAGTTTGTACTGTTCGTCGCACTCGGCCTGATTTCGCCGGGCTGCCAAGATAATCGTCGCGTCGCCGGCACCGGAAGATTCGCTTCCACCCTCGCTCGTCCACTCGCCTCCACCCGTATGGTGCTTCGGCACCCGCGGCTCTTCCGGATTGTAGCCGTACTTGCGGAGATTCGACCGGATCAGCAACGGCCATTCGCGGCACAGCTGGCGAAGGTCTTGCGCAATCTCTTTCAATTCACGGCGCAGGCATGCGATCTCAGCTTGTCGCCGTCGGAGCTGCCCCTCCGCATCCGGTCCGGCGAGCGTGCGGACAGCTTGCATGATTTCCAGCCGCTTCTGCAAAGTCTGCGGCACAGAGGTTAGAAGAGGCGACTTATAGGGAATCATTGACTTCGCCCGCGATCCTATTGCCAATCGGCCGCCGCGACCGGCCTGTCGCCGGGCACGAACTTGGCGCGGCGGCGTTTGGCGAGGTCGCCGGCGAATTCCGTGTCCCAGTAATTCTGAAACTGTTTGATCTGCTCCGGCGTCCAGCCCTGGGGCACGCCGATCAGCGCGTCGGGGATCGAGCCTTCGGTAAAGTAATCGAGTTGCCAGAGCTGGCGGCGCAGCGCGATGTTGACCGTCATCAGCACCTGCTGCACCGGCGAATAGCCGTAGACGTCATCAACCAAGAACGCTGGCGGCAGTTAGACAGCCGGCCGCAAATAGAATTGCGGAAAGAAAGCATAGGACCATGGCTGTATACAGAAACCATTGGTGCTTTCGTTTAGCTAATAGCCCAACATAAAGCACGCTCTCTTCTTTGAAGAGCTGTAACTGGACCAAGTAGGCAAACATGAAGGCGAAGAGAGCCGCAAACAAGCCGCCGCAATAACAGAGAATGGCAGGCGTGATATTAAAATGCCTCGGCGTAGTCGAGTGCGCCGACAGGTTCCCAAGGTAGGTGAGAACTGCAACCGCCGCTCCTCCGTTTACGAACGCTAGAATTTTCAGGCAAGCGACGGATAAAGTTATGAGGCTCTTATAAGTTTCTTCAAGATGCCAACGCCACCGCTCTGGATCGTTCTCGCTCATCACCGCTCCTTCGTTTCCTCGTCGCTTGACATAGCATTCCACGAGACAGGCAGGTATGAGAATACCTGAAATAGAAACGGCCTAGCATTGCCATCTGAGGCCGAGCGAGTCGCGCATTTCGTTGAGCGTAACGGCGCCGAGTTTGACGCGGCCTTCGAGAAACTGCTTCTGCCTGGCCGAGATCGAGGCGCTAGCGCACCTCTCCCACGACTATGGGCAATCTATGTTTTACTTGTCTCCCTCAGTGACCGCCTAAACTCGTACAGAGATTCGAGCTGCTCCTTGCTCTCCAAATAAAAGAATGCAGGCTTCTCGCCGCGACGGTCACTTGCCTGGCCGCAACTCGCGCCCATATCGGTCAGAAACTTTTGCCCTAACTGATATTCTTCCTCATTTGCCCACGTGATCGTCATCTGCACCCCGGTGGCCTTGGTATAGATGTCCATCTTAAGGTTCAACATTGCCATCACCGGTTAGAAGTTTATCGGAAACGCAGTGTCGATCCGATACCCCTTCGGAGAATTTTGATCCGGCACAATGACTACCCGGACGCCATAGGTAGGCCGAACGTATGGCGTCGATCGGCCTGTTTGGGCAAAAGCTTCATATCCAGTAGGGGAACTAAAATCTGCATCCAATTCCTCGCGCGGCGACAAACCTCCCGTCACCAAATCCAGCTTATCTTGATTTTGTGCGATTGTCGCGTTTACCAGCTTATTCGCCGCTTCCAATGAAGGAAATGACCCTTCTCTCAGGCCGTTCGCAAAATCTACGGCGTCCCCGGCGCTTAACGCGGTTTTCCTGATGTCGGATAGTAAGGAGCTATCACTCCTTCCGACATGCGCGCCGATCGTGTGGCCGCCAAGTGCTTCCTCTTCCTGCAAATCTATCGGATATCCAGGCCGACCAGTGCCGGCTGCGACCTGAACGCCCGATTCGCCCACCGTTGCATCCGTGCGCGTGCCGGTATTTAGCGCAGCGTATCGCACGCCCGAGTTCGACTTGCCGTCCTCCGCCATTGAACCGCTCGACGATCCGCTCCCTCCTTCGCTCGTCCACTGCCCGCCATAGGGATTGCCGGCAGGCACGCGCGGTTGGTTGGGACTGTATTTTTGGACGGCGGGAGCTGCTTGGCCGTTCGTGTTCGCTGAAGCATCCCCGTTTCCGCCCGCATTGGCCTCGATCGGCACGATGCCGTTCGGCGTGAGGACCATCGGCCGGTCGGCGGCGGCGTTGGTGTAGGGGTCGAGGCCGAGGTGGTCGCGCATCTCGTTGAGCGTGACGGCGCCGAGTTTGACTCGGCCTTCGAGCACCGCTTCGTGCTGCGCCGGGTCGGCGTCCTCGTCGAGCCAGTGCAGCTCAAGATCGGGTGAGGTAAACTCCTCGGAAATGATCTCGTCGACGAGGTCCTTCACCCACTCCTTGGTGGGCTCAAGACCTTCCTTCTCGCTCTGCGCCGACTGGTTGTCGGCGGTGGCGCGGTTCATCAGCTTCACCGCCCATTGCGGCGGTACCGAAAAGGCGAAACAGATGATGCGGGCGAGCCACTCGTCGAAATCGTCCTTGTGCTGCGGCTCTTTTGTCTGGACGACTTTGGCGGCGGTGTCGCCCGGCACGAACTTTGCCCTGCGCCGTTTGGCGAGGTCGCCGGCGAATTCCGTGTCCCAGTAATCCTGAAACTGTTTGATCTGCTCCGGCGTCCACCCCTGGGGCACGCCGATCAGCGCGTCGGGGATCGAGCCTTCGGTGAAATAATCGAGTTGCCAGAGCTGCCGGCGCAGCGCGATGTTGACCGTCATCAACACCTGCTGCACCGGCGAATAGCCGTAGACCTTGTGGGCGCGCACATTGCGTGGCCGGTAGATGATATCCCGCGCCGAATAGTTGACCGCGGGCATACCCTTGAGCACCTGCTGCACCGGCGAATAGCCGTAGACCTTGTAGGCGCGCACATTGCGTGGCCGGTAGATGATATCCCGCGCCGAATAGTTGACCGCGGGCATACCCTTGAGCACCTGCTGATAGGCCGGCGGATAGACCATTCCCCCCTCCTCACCCTCCCCCGCTCGCGGGGGAGGGTGAGGAGGGGGCGCGATAAGGCAGCGGCGTGCGCCCCCAATCGTCGATCACGCGTTTTATGGTGGCGCCATCGAGCTGATGCAGCGCGCAGCACCGACCACTGCGAGTGTTTGGCTATTTACGATTTTGTTGAACGCCCTTGGGTGATGTTCCGCAGCATCGCCTCAATCTGCGGCATCTCCCGCTCAACCTGCTCGACGACCGTTCGAGCTTCTGCGGCAGTCGAGATCTTTCCTTCCTCATCTAATACGACTCCGTCGGTTGCCTTCGCGTAGGCCGCTGCAGCCATCCACACCGCCGGCACTTGACTCAAGTTACCACCCCACCGAAAGGCCAAGACGTGTCGCCATTCGTGATCAAATTTCACGCCCGCCTCGTGCATGAATTCGGCAGCCGGCCAGGGGTTGCATTCAAAACCAGTCTTGGTGTCACGCAATGTTGCCGGCAAAAAGCCTTTGAGAGCTTCTACTGGCGCGCTTGCTTCCAACCGGAGTGGGTATCCTTCGCCATCGATCGCAGTCTGCCAGTCAGCCACGGAATTCAGCTGCTTATCCGACAGAACGAATAGCTCCATCGCCATGTTAAAGCCTCAAAGACTGGTGTTTCGACTTCATGTTGCTCGCCGATCGTGTGCCGGCATGCTATGTTAGCTCATGTCTCGACCTGATGCTCTTGCCAAACTGATTGCCGACGCCGCTAAGGCCCACTTACAGCCAATAGGTTGCCAGCGCGTCGGGCGTTCACGGACCTGGATTTCCGATCAGCGTTACTGGTTGATCGTCGTCGAGTTTCAGCCAAGCAGCTGGCAAAAGGGAACTTACGTGAACATTGGCACGATGTGGCTATGGCGCGCTCGCAAGGGATTGGCATTCAATACCTTTCGCCGCATCGCTGATTTTGCGCCGTTCTCCAGTTCGCAACAGTTTGTCCCTGTTATCGCAGAGTTGGCAGCTCAAGCGGCGCGCGAAGTCAAAAGATTACGAGAAAAATTTAAGTCGCTTTCCGAAATCTGCCAGTATCTTGTGAGTCATACGTCGGATAACAATAGAGATATATTTCATGCTGCCATTGCAGCAGGGCTAGTGGGCGACGTTACCACCGCCCACCGCTTATTCCAGAAGTTTTCCGAAGTACCTACTCACGGGTATCAATGGACCATCGCCCTTCAGGCAACAAATTCCCTACTTGCATCAAAGCTTGAAGACCCTGAGGCTTTTCGGTCAGCGGTGGTTGCAAAGATTCGGGAATGCCGATTGATCAACAATCTTACTCCGGACGAAGGTTGCTTGGATTTTTTGGACTCTACCAAAGTAATGCCATGATATTGGTTCCCACCGCGAAAGCCCTTGCTTTAAGTGTTGCTCCGCGGGTGACGTGCAGTTCAATAACTGGCACATCGGCACCGACGCCAGCCTCGGCGCGTAATTGCCTTACCCGGTCGCCGGTAAGCACCGCTCCGCCGGTCTTAACATCCCAGATTGCAATAATCTCGCCGTTCTCGTCCCTCATATAAACGTCCACTCGGACAGTGCCATCCTCACCGTACTTTGCGATATCGCCCAAACTGAAACTTTGTTCGACACCATCTCTTCCGATACCTGGCAAATTCTGCGACCTCACATCGTCCGCAAATAGGACGTGGATGCGGGTGCCATACCAAGGTCCGGAGCCGTCGCCAGCGAGAGTATGAATTCTTGCTAGCGTCTGCAGCAACGTATCGGTTGTCCGATCTATGACCGGATTATTTGTTTTGGCATTATTCTGAACGCTAAGTTGGGCGTACTGAGCGCCAGCGGGGGTGCGGCTCGCATCTGTTTGCCTTCCTGTGTCTAGCGCTGCATATTGGACAGGTCGCGTCTGCGTTCCCTCCCCCGCAACTACAGACTCCTCCGCTCTTTCGCCACCGTCCCCATCCTTCGGCCGAAACTTGCCGCCCCTGCCGTCCGGCGTGCCCGCGGGCCAGCCGGGATGCTTGGGGTCGTCGGGACTTGCTTTCTGGATAGCCGTCTTGGCACTTCGTGCATCAGCGTCGACTCGCTGCCCAATGGCGCTGTTGTTCGCCCCCTCCCCGCCCGCATTCGCCTCGATCGGCACGTAGCCGGTCGGCGTGAGCACCATCGGCCGGTCGGCGGCGGGGTTGGCGTAGGGGTCGAGGCCGAGGTGGTCGCGCATCTCGTTGAGGGTGACGGCGCCGAGTTTGACGCGGCCTTCGAGCGCCGCTTCCGCCTGGCCGGGGTCGGCATCCTCGTCGAGCCAGTGCAGCTCAAGATCGGGTGAGGTAAACTCCTCGGAAATGATCTCGTCGACGAGGTCCTTCACCCACTCCTTGGTGGGCTCAAGACCCTCCTCCTCGCTCTGCGCCGACTGGTTGTCGGCGGTGGCGCGGTTCATCAGCTTCACCGCCCATTGCGGCGGCACCGAAAAGGCGAAGCAGATGATGCG